TATCGGCCAGTTGAAGTACAATATCGAGCAAACCAAAGCCGATATGAAAAAACTGACATCCTCCGATCTGTCGCCGATCCTCAATGCGATCATCAGAAAAGATGAAGAGTGGACGGGCGACCCCAACCTTTCTTCTCTGTTCTACCACATGAGCGCGACGGCGATGGAATCCGCCCGCATCCTATCCGGTGGTCAGGCGTCCATCGCGCAACTCCACCAAGGCGCTGCCGAGGAGGCTCAGAAATGGGCCAATTCGAATATGACGCCAAGGTCATTCGATTCCGTGGCCGACGCGATGCTTGGCGAGGGCGACAACCGCATCCAGACCTATGAGCAGGCGATCAAGGGTCAGCGGGTTGGCGGCAAGAAGGAAGATGCCCCGGCAGCGTCGTCCGACAGCGGCGCTCCCGCCGTGGGCACGGTCGAGAATGGGTACAAGTTCAAAGGCGGCGATCCGTCCAAGCCGGAAAGCTGGGAAAAGCAGTAATGGCTGACGAACCGTGGCTTAAGTATCAGCAGTCGGCAGCGCCATCCGCTGACGGGCCGTGGACCAAGTATCAGGCCGCTCCCGCGCAGCCCGAGGCGCAGACGCCAGCCGCGCTGCGACCCATCGCCAACATCCCGAAGGACATCGGGCAGGACTTCTCCGCTGGCAGCGCGAACGTGAAGCAGGGCGAGGCCGATCTGTTGAACCCGCAGGCCGATCTTGGCGGACGCTTCACCGGCGCCATTCGCACGGCGCTGGGCGGGATGCAGCAAGTCCTTTCTCCCGCAACCGGCGCCGGCCGCGCTCTTGTCAGCGACCCCATTCGTGACACGAAGCTGCCCGGCTCTCAGACCCTTGCGAACGTGGCCGATGCGGGTATTGGCATGGCGGCTCCCGGCGGTGAGGCAAAGCTGATCGGCAGCGCAGTGCGAGCCGTTCCCCGTGCGGCCGAGGCCGTCGCCGATGCTGTGCCAAAGATCGGTGGTCCTCCGCGTCCCGGCGCGCAGGCGGCGCGCGACGCTGGCTATGTTCTGACGCCCGGCACGGCCAGCAAGGAACCGGGCGGCATCTCATCTGCGCTCGGCAAGGTGGCCGGCAAAAATGAGACGCTTCAGGCAGCCTCGATCAAGAACCAGGAAGTGACGAACAAGCTGGCGGCCAAGGCGCTCGGTCTGCCTGACGACACGGTGCTGAATGACAAGGTGTTCGGCGACGTGCGCAACGAGGCCGGGAAAGCCTATCAGGCCGTCACCAAGGCAGTCCCGACCGTCAAGCCGGATACAGCCTTCAAGAAGGCCGCGACGGACCTGGGCGGCGTCAACAGCCAAGCGAGCAAGCTGTTCCCGCGCTCGGCGAAGAACCCGGAGATCATCAATCTGCGGAAGGACATGATGGCGCTCGGGGGCAAGACCGGAACCGATCCGGTCCCGACCGATGCGCTGATGCAGAAGATCAAGCTTCTGCGCTCCGACGCCAACGCCAACCTCAAGGCGACCGGCGACTACTCGGCGCAGAAGCACGCCCTTGGCCTGGCGCAGCGCGACGCGGCGCACAGCCTGGAAAGCTTGGTCGAGCGGAATGTCAGCAAGAGCGCCCCGCCGAAGGTGATCGACCAGTTCCGCGCCGCGCGTCGGCAGATCGCCAAGTCCTATGACATCGAGGGGGCGACGAACCCGACGACGGGCGATGTCAGCGCCCGCGGCCTCGGCAAGCTGGCGCTCAAGGGGCGTCCGTTCACCAACGAACTTAAGACCATCGCCGATGCGGCCAACGGCTTCCCGAAGGCGTTCCAGAGCCCGCAGGCATTCGGCGGCACGCCATCCACGGGCATGGACTTCTTCCTATCGGGCCTTGGTGCCGCGGCGACCGGACGGCCCGGGCTGATGGCGCTCGCCACCGGCAAGCCAATCGCGCAATCGGTCATGCTGTCGAAGCCGTACCAGAAACTGATGATCCCCGGCGCGACCCCGACGAACCCATGAAAATACTCATCATTGACCAAGGCGCTTTCGCCCTGGACTTCGCTATGAGGTGCTTGGACGATAAGCACTTGGTGAAGTGGTACGTGCCCGACAACCCGAAGACGTGCCTGATCGGCAAGGGGCTGGTCGAGCGCGTTGCGGACTGGCGGACGTGGGCGCGGTGGGCCGACTTCATCTTCATGCCCGACAATGTGAAATACCTTTCCCAGCTTGAGCCCTATCGCCGCGAAGGAACGCCGATCCTCGGGCCGACGATCGCCAGCGCCGCCTTGGAGCTCGACCGCGCCGAGGCGATGAAGGTGTTTGCCGATCACGATATTGACATCCCGCCGTACAAGGAATTCTCCAACTACGACGACGCCATTGCCTATGTGCTGAAGACCGGCAAGCCCTACGCCAGCAAGCCGCTGGGCGATGAGCCCGACAAGAACATGTCCTATGTCGCCAAGACCCCGGCCGACATGGTGTACATGTTGCAGCGTTGGAAGAAGGCCGGGAAGCGGATGCGCTTCATCTTGCAGGATCTGGTCAGCGGCGTAGAGGCGGCAGTCGGGGCTTGGGTAGGGCCTCACGGGTTCAGCGACGGCTGGTGCGAGAACTTCGAGTTCAAGCGGATGATGGCCGGCGAGTGCGGGCCGCAGACGGGCGAGATGGGCACCGTGCTACGCGTCGTTCGCAACTCGAAATTGGCAAACAAGGTGCTCGCGCCGCTGGAGGACTACCTCGTCTCCCTCGGCCATGTCGGCTATGTCGATGTCAACTGCATCATCGACGACGCCGGCACGCCGTGGCCTTTGGAGTTTACCATGCGGCCGGGCTGGCCTACCTTCAACATCCAACAGGCGCTCATCGACGGAGATCATGCAGAATGGCTGGCCGCGCTCGCAGACGGGCAAGACTCCAAGCCCTTCAAGATGGACACGGTAGCGGCGGGCTGCCTCATCGCCATACCTGACTTTCCCTATAGCCACATCACCCGCAAGGAAGTGTGCGGCGTGCCGATTTACGGCCTCACCGACAAGCTAATGGAAAATATCCATCCCTGTGAGTGTATGCTCGGATCGGCGCCGCAGGACATGGATGGTCAGATCAAAGCCGGTCCATGCTTGGTGACCGCTGGCGACTACGTTCTAGTCGTCAGTGCCACTGGTGAGACGGTTCGCGCGACCACTCGGAAGATGTACGAAACGGTCAAGAAAGTGAAAATCCCGAACTCGCCTCTATGGCGATCGGACATCGGGAACCGGCTCTCGAAACAGCTTCCCCTTCTTCATGGGAATGGTTACGCCTCCGGGCTCGACTACTGATTTTTCCAGATAGTCGGCAAGTTTCCGTAGCGTGTCCGGTGCATCCTTTACCGCGCCCAGAGCGAGATTGCATCCTTGGCAGAGTAATCCCCGGATCACGCCTCGATCATGGCAGTGATCTATAACCAACCCATGGTGGTCTTCTGCCTCGCTGCTGCAAACGGCGCATCGACCTTGGTGCTTGAAGATCAATTCGTAATACTGCTCTTTCGAAAGTCCGTACTCGTAGGTGAGCCTATATATTTTCTGGACGAGAGGAAGGCTTCGAACGCGCTCCCGCGCCCTGGCTTGGGCCTTTGCCCTGCGGACGGGATTGTTCTTGTGGCGGTGTCGGTCATATGCGGAGCAACACGCCTTGCAGCTTGGGTGCCGTCCGGAACTCTGTGACCGATTGCGGTGGAAATTTTCGAGAGGTTGCTCGATCTTGCAGCGCGTACACGTTTTCATGTCTGGCTTCCGTTGTGTGGATAAATTATAGTTAATTTTCCTTACAGGGAGAAGCGAAATTGGCTGGTCGGGCAAGAAGAAGAGCGGCTGAATTAGCGGCACAAGAAGGGTTTCCCTTGGTCCGCAGCGCGCCGGTTTTTAGGATGAGAGAGCAGCCTGACGACGATGGCCTACCGCATTTTGAAGACCTTGAAGGTCCCCAACTCCCCGATGTATCGAACGGACATCGGGGCCAGGCTGAAGAAGCAGTTGCCGATGATCCAATCGAGGGGCTACGCGACGGGCTTAGAGTATTAGGCCAGTCCGAGAAGCTGTCCGCGCTGACCGAGCTGGCGCTCGACCGGGCGCACGACATCCTGTCGATGCGGCTGGAACCGACGATGCCCGACTATCTGAAGCTGCTGGCGTTCCAGCAGCAGACCCTGGCAGCCGTGCTGTCCACGCAGACGAAGGTGGACGAGACGCGGCTACGGTCGCAGCAGAGCGACAAGCTGGGCGATATCCTGGCGCGGATCCGGGGCGGCTAGGGGTCTCTACCTTGGTTGGGGAGAGGCGAAGTATCGGGGACGCAGGGGGAGTGGCGGGTGTTCCACTTTTCGAGCACAGCCGGTTCCGTGTCGGCAGTCACAGTCGCACGGCAGGAAGTGCAAAGAACATCCCAATCTTCGCATGTCACATCCCATGAATACGTCGGCTCGCCGCCGCAAAAGGGACATGGCATAAACTCAGGCGCAGGAGCGGCTTTGGCGAGGTGGGCGCGGAGGGATTCGGCTGCATGTTCCAACAGGTCCGCGCTATCATCCAAACCTTGCGGTCCGCCGCACCAGTTCAAAGCCGCCTCCACCACAGCGTCTCGGAGCCGTTCGGTCTCAATGTCGGTGGTCACGCTGCCTTCTCCTTCTTCTGCGGTACGGCCTTCTCCAAGGCCCATTTCGTCACCCGGTCGGCCTCCACATCCACGATGCCCAGCCGCGACACAATCATCCCAGCCACATGCACGGCGGCGATCGTCCGCAGCACGAACCGGAATTCCTCGCCGAGGCCGAAATCATCGTTGAACCCGGCCAGGGTAGACACAAGCTGACCACGCGCCCAGCGGGTAACATTGCTGGCGCACAGGTATCTCAGGTAGGCCAAACCAGCCCAGCCCCGGCACGCCGTCAACGTATATTCGAGGCGACCCGTAGATTTCGGCTCGATCAGCATCGGCGGCACCTTCACGGTCAGGTCGAGCCCAGGCCGCGCATCCTCCGTCCTCATCACCGTCGAAAACAAAGGCATCCCTGTCGCCGATAAAAGCAGTGTCTGCCACGGGGTTTCCTGCTTGTGACCGGTCAAGAAATCGATGATGAACTCGCGGGTGTGAGCCGGGTCTCGGTTGAGCATACCCTCGGCGATCACCGGGTAGTTGCCCAGCTTGGCGATACGCTCCAGCCGGTCGGGCGCCCATGACGGGACCGTTATCGACCGCGGCTCTCCCCACACGCTAGCGGCTGCGGCCAGGGCGACGGACTTGCCCGAGCGCTTCCCGCCATGGATGGAGACGATGCCGCCCCCCTCGGGCGTCTTGAACAGCGACATGAGCGGCGCGGCGAAGGACGCCAGCAGGAGGAACGTCTGCGCCTCGCAGCCGGGGGCGCAGAGCATCCCGGCGATGCTGGACCACTGCGCCAGCGGCGGCATGTTGGCGTTGGGCAGGCCGGGGCCGAGCTTGAACGCCTTCTCGGGTATGTCCCGGTCGATGAGGCTGGCGAGTTTCAATTCAAACTCCTGAGATCAGCCGCGCCGGCGGCAGGAATGCCATGGGCCACCCGAATCACGGCGATGGCGTGGTAGGGCGCGAAATCGGTGTTCGTCATCACGTACCCCTGCACCAGCGTGGTCTTCAGGAAGTCCTGGTACGGCTCGGGCGACGTCATCTGAAAGCTGAGACCGTTCAAAAGGAAGATTTGATACTGGTAGGGCTGTGGCTCTTCGGTCATGTGGTCCTCTGCATTTTTGCTCGATAAGTCGCCAGCCGAGACCGCCAAATCTCGTACCGCACCTCAAGCGCCTTCGCCTCGGCCGCCGCGTCGGCAGCCTTCAGCCGCACCTCGGCAAGCTGATCGTCGAGCGCCTGCACGTCCCGGTGCGACCGAGCGACATGCTCGGCCCGGCTGACGGCTTCCTTGCTCTCCGCGATGAGCCCGGAGATCGTGCGCTTGCGTTCGTCCTCGATATTCTTCTCGGTCGCGGCCAACCGGCCAGCCTCTTTCAAGGCTGACCGGAGGGTCTCAAGGAACGAGCCGTCTTCGAAGCCGTCAGACATCTAGTCGTTCCACCACTGCTGATCGTCTGGAAGGTTGACGCAGCGACCGGCAGACCCGTCCGGGTAGTCCACGTAGCCGGACCCTCCGCAGCGCATCAGAAGTGTTTTCCCGCAGGTGGCGCAGGCGGACTTGGCGGGTCCGCCCATATGCCTCTCGAAATCATCGATCTCGGGCGCCGAAATCCTCATAGCTTCGGCTCCTGTTCGCCCGCATCGGGGCCGTTGGTGATCTGCGCCTTCCGCTTGGCAACCCGGTCCTTCAGCTTCTCATAGCTGGTCGGCGAGAATGCCTTGATCTCGTCCAGCGCTGCCTCGTTCCGCACCCGGATATCATCCAGGTCGGCATGGTCGAGGCACTCGGCGATCTCCTTGCTGATCGCGTTGTAGGCCGCCTGGATGCGGGCGCGCTTGGCGTCCTCCGGTTCTGCCCCGTTGGCATGGGAAGCCTGCTGTTGGCCTTCCTGGCTGCGCTGCTGGGCCTGCTGGCGCGGCGGAGGCGCGGCCCGCTGGTCGGACGGCTTGCCCACCCCGGCGTTTCCGTCGTCGTCCTCCGGTGCCACCCCGACCATCGCCGAGAGACTATAGCGCCGCAGGTACGTGATGATCGACCCGAGGCCGTGGGCGTCGTACTTCGTCGGCTTGCAGTACAGCCGTCCCTTCATCCACTGTCCGCTGGAGTGGGCTAGCATCGTCGCCACCCCGATATCCCCTTCCGGCATGTTGAACGGGGCCTGGATGACCGCAACCCCGGCCTCGGCCAGAGCCGTGCGGCAGGCATCGTAGACGGATGCCAGCGTGGCGTATTTGCTGTTGAAGTGCGGGTTCTTGGCGTCCTTCTCGGCGTTGCCGATGGTGGACTGGGCCTTGGCGATTGCGCCGGCCAAGTCGCCGAACGTCGCCGAGGTCTCGATGTCCAGAGAGGGCGTGATCATCACTTCCCCGGTCTCGCTGTCGTGCATGGTCATCAGAACTGTACCTCTTCATCGATAGGGTTGGCCGGCGCGGCGGGAGAGGGCGGCACGTATGGGTGGAACTCAGGCGGCTCAACCGTGGCTGCACCGATCTCGATGGTGATCGTGTCGGTGTACCCGAGATGCGGGATATTCACCGAGAGCACCTTCTGATCGTCGGCGCAGCAATCCTCGCCGATCTGCTGGGCCTTCTTCTGCAGGATCTCGGTGATCTCGTCCCGCGATAGTGTGATTTTCATGTCAGGTCTCCTTGGTTAAACTTCAGAAATCTTCAGTCTTTGACGATATTCTTTGGTTCGTCGCAGTCGGCAAACCTTGCAACCGCGCATTTTCTTTTCCTTGAAAATCACGATGACAAGATTCTCCCCCGAAAGAGGATGTCCGTTTAGGCAGTGAGTCTTCTGCACTCTTGGCGACCTGACGATGTTTTCCCTGCACGTCACGGGTTCAAGATGATCAGGATTGACGCAGTTTCTGGTTCTGCAGAGGTGATCTATCTGCAGCCCTTCGGGGATCGGTCCTTTAAAGTGCTCATAAGACACACGGTGGACACGAATTGGTGACCTCGAAGGCGCTCGCCTTCCCTGCGCATATCCATCCTTATCGAGGCGTCTGACCCACAACCAGCACCCCGTATTTTCATCTACTCGGGTGTTGTTTTTCAGCCAGATCTCGACTGGTAGGCTCACAGTCATTTATGCCTCCACAATGCGGAGGCCGCGGCCATCCCGCGTAACTTCGATGCCGTGACCGTGGGCGCGGCGGACATCCGCCTCGACTAGCCCCTTGATGCCCTTCACGGCACCCTCGAACTTCTTGGCGGCCTTGCCGTTCTCCAGCCAGTCCACCGCGAAGCTGCTCCAGGCATTGTTGCCGGTCATGTCGAGAGTTCGCATCTTCTCGATCGGCATCGGCGCGGCCAGCGGCGCGGGCGCTCCCGGCGGCTCCCTGTCGGCCTCGACATAGCTCCAGAACTCACGGCAACGATCAACGTAGGAATTGAACCAGAATTCGTCCCATTCCACTTCGACCCAGACCGGCTCGTTGGCGCCGATGATGATGCCCAATAGGCCGTGAGGCATCTGGGCGCAGTGCATCTGGTGCAAAACCTGGGCGTTGTACCGGGCAACCACGTCGGGCAACTTCGAGAAGCCGTTGACGTGCTTGCACTCCACGACCGTTGCGGCATCTGCGTCGAGCCCGTCGAGGGTCGCACGGAGGTACCCGTATTCGGCGCTGACGGCGATCTGCTGGCGGCTGGTCAGCTTCCGGCCAACTTTCCGCTCGTACCAGTCGAGGTTGAGGTTTTCCGTGGTCTTCCCGAGCTGGACCGCCCAGACGCCGGACAGGTCTTCCGGCTCGGCGCGGCCGGTTTTCTCCATGAAAAGCTGGTACCAAGCCTCGCCGCCAGCGATGATTTTATTTGCATCACTGGCTCCAATGCCCTTGCGACGCTCGATCATTTCCTCTGGTGTCATTTGCCGTTGTTCTCCTGGATTGCGGCCATCGCGGCCTTGAGCTTCACGATTTCCGCTTCGCGCTCGCCGAGCCGGATTTTCATAGCCTGCTCGCGCGCCTCGGCCTGGTGGCGGGCATTCTCCGCGACGCCAAGCGCCTCGGCCGTGCTCACCAGTTTGTCCAGCAGGAGGTCGAATTTCTCGCTCACAGCATCACCACAAGCACGGTGGCGGCCAGCACCCCGAGGGCGAAGCCGGCGAGGAACAGCGAATGGCGGCTGCGGTCCTCGGGCGTCGCGTCGAGCAG